ATAATTGAAGTGCCAGAGTGGGATTTAGTAGGCGATAAAGCTATATTTTGTAAACCTTTCAATATGCTTGAAAAACAAAAGATTTTTAAAGGTGCTAGTGGCACAGATTTAATTGTTTTGATTGATGTTATTATTGAAAAGGCATTAACAAAAGATGGTAATAAAATGTTTAATGGAAGTCATGTTCTAGCTTTTAAAACTAAAGCTGATACTAATGTTATTGCAGATGTTGCCACAAAGATTATGGGAACTGGAAACACAGATATTGAAGATAATAAAAAAAACTTAGAAATAATGTAGAATTACATAATATTTTTGGGTTAGCAGAAAAACTACACAAGACAGTTTCCGAAATCTTGCAAATGTCAGTAGATGAGTTTAATATGTGGTTAGCATACTTTCAAATTCAAAGTGATGAACATGAAAGACAACAAAGACTAGCAAAGGCTCAAAGATAGTGGCAACAAAACAAGTAAATATAGATATTGTAGCCAAAGACAAGACCAGACAAGCTATGAATTCTGCTACAAAAGGTGTAGATGGTCTTAAAAGTTCTGTATTCAATTTAAAAAATGCCCTAATTGGTTTAGGTGCAGGGGTTGCCATAAAATCTTTTATAGATGTTGGTAAACAAGTTGAATCATTACAAATCAGATTAAAATTTTTATTTGGTAGTGTTGATGAGGGTGCAAAAGCCTTTGATGCTATGGCAAAATTTGCAGGTAAAGTTCCATTTAGCCTAGAGCAAATTCAAGCAGGTGCAGGAAGTTTAGCAGTTGTGTCTAAAGATGCAGACGAATTAGCCAAAATGCTTGAAATTACTGGTAATGTTGCATCTGTTACTGGGTTAGATTTTAGAACTGCATCAGAACAAATATCAAGGTCATTTTCAGCAGGAATTGCAAGTGCTGATATTTTTAGAGAAAGAGGTGTTAGGGATTTATTAGGGTTTAGTGCAGGTGCAACAGTATCGGCAGAACAAACAGCAGAAGCATTTGAAAGAGTTTTTGGTAAAAATGGAACAATGGCAGGTGCAACATCAGATTTAGCCAAAACCCTTGAGGGTAGGTTGTCTATGATAGGTGATAAGTTTTTTGCCTTTCAAAAAATAGTTGCTAAAAGTTTTTTTGTAGGTTTAAAACAAGAATTTGGTGCTTTAGATAAGGCATTAGCAGACAATCAAAAGACCATTGATAGTATAGCTAAAAGCATAGGAAAGGGGTTGTCAGAAGCTATTATTTTTGCAGGAGATTCAATAGCATTTTTAAAAGATAATTTTGAAATTATTAAAGCATTAGGTATAGCATTAGTTGTAGGCAAAATGGCTACTGCTTTTCTCAACTTAGCCAAAGCAATAGGCACAGCAAAACTAGCTTTAATTTCTTTTTCTAAAGTTTCTAAGACAACCTTTTTAGGTGCTTTAATTGGTATTACAACTGCAATAGTTACAATGAATGATGCTTTAGCAGGTGGAGAAGAACCAAATAAAAAGCTGAATGATTTATTAGAAAAGAAAAAATTATTAGAATTACAGCTATCCAAAAGTGGAAATGTTGTTAATGAAACATTACAAAAGCAAATAGAATTTATTAATGAACAAATTGATGCTTTTAAATCAAGTGCAACTGCTATGGCTATGGCAGAAGCAGGTAAACAAAGATTAATTACTCAATCAAAAGAATATCAAGATACACTAAAAGATGAAATGAAAAGACTTGCTGAAATAGAAAAGGCAAATCAAAAGTTTATTACTGGTTCAGAAATTGGGCAAGCAAATCGTCTTGATGCAAGTATGACTGGTTCTGAACTTTCTGTAGGTGGTATCACAGACCCAGTTGGAGCATTAAGGCAACAATTAGAAACCGAGTTTGAATTACAAAAAGAAATGAACCTTAAACATTTTCAAAGTATTCAAGCACAAGATGAATTAGAAGTGGAACTTGCAAGAATAAAAGCTGATAAAGTTCTTAGAATTGCTAAAGAAACTGCTGAAAAAGAAAAAGCTATTAGGCAAACATTTATAAATGAACAATCGGCTATTATGAGGTCTGGTCAATTTCAAGATTTAAAAATGACTGGATTAACTGAACAACAGAAAAAAGATATGATTATTACTGGTGGCAAACAGATTTTAAATTCTATGTCGCAAAATAATAAAAAGGCATTTCAAATAAACAAAGCCTTAAATATGGCAGATGCTTTTATGAATACTGCTACTGGTGTAACTAAAGCATTAGCATCAGCTAATATTCCTATGGCTATCTTAATAGGTGCATTAGGTGCTGTTCAAATCGCTACTATTGCCCAACAAAAATATCAAGGTAGACGTTTGGGTGGTCGAATGAATCAAGGTCAGCCATATATGGTTGGTGAAGCAGGTGCAGAATTAATTATTCCAGATAAACCATCAAACGTAGTACCGAATAATAAATTAGGTGGAATGGGTAAAGCAGTAACAGTAAACTTTAATATAAGCACAGTAGATGCAAGAGGATTTAACGAATTATTAGTTAATTCAAGAGGTACTATAGTTAATCTTATTAATAGTGCTGTAAATGAAAAGGGTAGAATGGCGATAATATGAGTGGAGCATTACCAAATACAAACTTTATTTCAGTCAATCTTTCAAGCAATCAAAAGACTTTATTTTCTGAAACCGATAGTGGAAAAACATTTCGTAGACAAGTTCAAGGTCAAAAATTTAGTTTTACAGTCAAATATCCACCTATGAAAAGGTCAGAATTTGCACCTATCATGGCATTTATAATGAAGCAAAGAGCCAGAAAAGAAAATTTTACAGTAACAATGCCAAGCTATTTAAATGCACTAGGAAACGAAAGTGGAACTTTATTAGTTGATGGGGTTCATGCAGTCGCAGATACAACTATAGCTATAAATGGATTTGCAGGAGATGGTGCAGGTAGATTAAAAGCAGGTGATTTTATAAAGTTCGCACATTCTAAGGTCTATATGGTTGTAGAAGATGCAACCTCATCTAGTAATGCATCAACAGTAACAATAGAGCCACCATTAAGAGAAGCCTTAGCAAATGATAGTGCTGTAACTTATGATGCAGTTCCATTTACAGTACATCTAGCAAGTGATGTTCAAGAATTTGCAACAAGCGAAAATGATGGTGATGGTAACTTATTATTTAGTTATGAGTTTGATGTAATAGAAAGTTTGTAAATGGCTAGAGGTTTAACAAGTGCAGTAAAAACAGAACTAGCTACTGGAAATATAGAACCAGTTGTTTTAATAGATTTTGGTTTTGCAACACCAATATATTTAACAAATGCAAGTTTTGATATAACATCTGATATTTCTGGAACATCAAGAACCTATTTATCTAATGGGCATTTACAAAGTATAACTGGGGTTAGTGAAACAAATAAACCCTCAAAGAATAGTTTATCTATAAGTTTATCAGCAGTAGACCAAACATATGTGTCTATAGTTCTTAATGAAAATATAATAAATGATGACGTTCATATTTATAGAGGGTTTTTAGATACAAATTTAGCTTTAATATCAGACCCATTTTTATTGTTTTATGGTACAATTAACAATTATAAGATTACCGATAATACAACGAGGGCAAATTTAATTCTAACAATTACATCACATTGGGGAAATTTTAGTAAAACAAGTGGCAGGACAACCACCGATAATTCCCAAAAAAGGTTCTTTAGTGCTGATAAAGGTATGGAATTTTCTGCACTCACAGTAAAAGATATTAAATGGGGTAGAGTATGAGTATACATTTATATCAAGCTGAAAAGAAAGATTTACAAACAATTTGTGATTTATTGATAAATTTTAAAGATGAAGATTTAGTTGATTTAGATTATCCAGAAGTAGACGAGCCTAAATTAAAAAACTTTATTAATGCGATATTACAAAAAGGCAAAGTAATTTTACTAAAAGATTTGGATTTAGACCAAGTTATAGGCTGTACTATTTTTCATAAAACAGAATATTGGTTTAGTAAAAGTGAATGTATTCATATTCATACAATTTATGTTAAGAAAAGTTTTAGAAATTTTAAATTAGTTACAGCTTTAGTTGATTCAATTAAAAAAGTTGCAAAAGGTTTACCAATGTATTTATCGGTAACATCTGGTTTACATATAGACCCAGTATTTCAAAAACTTGGTTTTAAAAATTTAGGCTCTAATTGGAGATTAAATTAATGTGTAATCCATTTGAAGAAATAGTAAATGTTGTTGAAGATATAGTTGATGGTGTTGTTGGTATTGTTGAAGATGTTATTGGGTGGATAATACCCATGCCAGAAATACCAGATTTTTCACAGCAAAATTCTGAACAGCAAGCAAGAGGGGTTTTAGTTAATAAATTTACTGCAAATGGACATATTCCTATTGTTTATGGAACAAGAAAAGTTGGTGGTCATGTAGTTTTTTTAGAAACATCTGGAACAGATAATCAATATTTATATATGGCTATTG